AGTAGTGTTCTCCCTAAGAAACTGACTATCTATCAAAAAAACAAATATTTAACAAAAATTGGTATATTGTGTCGACTAGATATGCATAACATCAAATTGAAAATAAAAATATATCACCCAAAGAATCTAAACCGAAATTTATAATCTCAAATACTAGTGTATCTGAAATTATCTTTTTTTGCTTTTTTGAATTTATTATTTTTTTGGATTTTTTTGGAATTTTTTTAAAAAAATAAAACTTTATAATATTTTGAAACTTGATTAAATACTTAGCATATTATGACATGCAATTATTCTTGATTAATACCACCATAAATTATGGAATCATGATAATAATAAACTTAAAATAGACACCAATCTTAACTTTTTTGATTTTTTATTTGATTTTTTTATTTTTTATTATTTTTTTATTTTTTATTATTTATTTTTATTTTTTATTATTTACTTTTTATTATTATTTTTATTGTTATTTATTACCATATTCATCAAGTAGCATCAGATTCTGCAATATTTAACTTGTCCTGATTCTCATCTATGACAGTCTCTGCACAATCCTCATCATTCCTTCTCACTTGACTGGAGCTAACTACATATGAGCAATCATCCAAATACATTGTGAAATCTATGTAATTTTTGATAGTTGAACTATCATATTCTTTAGATTTCTTCTGTATTGTTCTGATGATACCATCCAGCTTGTGAATAATTTTCAATTGATTTTCACATCTTACTATATAGTCACCTTCCATTATACTCTTAGTCTTATTTAACTCGCCAGTTATTGTAATAAAGAATCCATTCCAGTATTCAACATCTGATAGATCCATCTTGAAATTCACATGGTTAAATATTTCTCTTGCTAAACCAATCGGATTCCTGTATCTCAAAGTATAATCTTTATTCAACATTTTTATCCCAAATTTGTCAAAGTGATTTTTGAACTTTCTGTAGAGTATGTTATCATAATCAACAATCTGAGTACATATGAATGCTAACTTGTTGAACTTAAAGATGACCTTCAATCCTGGCTTTGAAAAACTTTCAGCTTCACCACCATCTAAAAGTTCATCTTTGAGATTGATGAGATCATCATATTCACCAACCTTAGCATACTCAGATATGGCATTGAACAGTTCAATCCATAAGTTCTCCAATATATCTTCGATTGTTATTCCAATCTCTGACATGACGCAACTCTTTGTAGTGAATGCCTAGATCTTGTTAAATTTGTCAGTTTTTGTTGTTTTGTTTGTTTCTTAGGGAGTTCACTACT